TCGCGCTTGCGATTACATCAGGATTTTCTTCTTTTCTCGCAACTCTCAATTTCAAGCCTAATAAATTCTCCAACTGTTTTTTAGTCAATTTTTCTGAATAAATCTTTTGATCTTCATCCATCAAATTGATCATCGATCCTGAAAATTGCTCTATTTGCCAATATAGTTTCTGCATGTTAGTGCGTTTTTTCAATCTTAAAATTAAACGGATTATAAACGTAGTAAGGATAAGAACGATCAGTATTATACATTTCTATTTCGTCAACTGTTTCAAGTCTTTCAATTGCGAAACATTCGCTTCTCATATTTTTTTTTACTTTATCAACATCATATCCGCATAATTCGCAAAATTCTATTGCTCTTTTAGATAATCTTTTTAACGTTTTCATATTTGTAAGTTTTTTTTGTAACTAAAAAAAATCGGATAGGATAGACAAACAGCCTACCTATCCGATAAAATTTATTTTTCCGATTCCACTTCGTCGCTCTCAAACCATTCCTTGAAAGCTTCTTTCGCGCTCATAATCATTTCCTCAACCGATTTTTTGCATGCTGGTGTCAACGGAAAGTTAAACAATCCTGTTACGTAACCATCTCCTTCAGGTATCTCGCAAAGATACCCATCATTAGTAAGCTTGAATCCGAAAGGATCTTTGTTAGGGTTAAACCTTTCGCACAGGAAAGAGAATTTTTTTCCGTCGTCGTCCGTTGTTTTCAGAAACATCGCCGGCGTTCCTTTCGTTGTTTCTCTTATAACAAACTCGCTTCTGTTCATTATTTCCTTGAACCATCCGAGTGTTCCAAGCATGTGACCTTTGTTTTCAATTCTGATTTCAATACTTGTTTTCATAACTTTAATTTTTCGTGCTCTTTCGAGCTGTTATTGTTTTATCTTTTAATTGTCTTCAAATTTACAACTTTACTTCTTAACCTGCAAATTTATTTGCACTTTTAACATAGATTTAACACTATGTTTTATTCATAGATGTATTTGCCGCAGCTAACTACTCTACCGAGCTTGTCAATTGTTGTTTGCGCCTTTCTTTCAACTTTGCTTCCTTCGATAAGATAGTTGCTACCTTTAGCAAGCTTACCTACAAAAGCAGAAAGATCAGCACCTTCTCCAAGCTCATACATTTCGGAAATAGTTAATTCGGCTTCTTCGAAATTCTTAACCTCAGATTTTTTAATGCTTCTTTTCTGAATAAACAAATAAGTTTCTGCAACGAAAGTTCTTTTAGCAAGTCCCAAATAATAAAGCACTTCTTCTTTAGTAGCGATGTTTCCGTTAAGCTGATCTCCGAATTCAACGGCATTGCTTACGTGCCAAGAAAAGCGTACTGTTACGCTTTTACCATTCATGTTATTCGTATAAGTAACATATACGCTTTCAGTAGTGTTACTTTCAGCAACTTTATAATCTATGAAAGAGAATTCAGAAAAGTCAAAGATAATAGGTTCAACGTGGTATTTGCCATCACCTATATTATTTTCTTTTTTGTCTTGTCTTGCGTTCATAACTTCTTTGTTTTAATTGTTATACAAATATACAGCACGCACACTTAACCTGCAAATTTATTTGCACTTTTAACATAGATTTAACACGTATTTAACATAATCTTAACATTAAGCACGTTTTTGTGCATAAATAATAACTACCTTTGTAGTGTGTAATTTACTACTTATAGATTAGACATTCTTAAAAATTTACGTTCATAACTTTACGTGCATAATTTTACGTGGTTGCCATTCGTTGCGAAACGAGCGGCAATTTTTTTTTGTGTGTACATAAAAAAATAACGGCTACCTTCGCAGGCTGCCGCTACTCATGAATAACAAATAATCTAACTACAAAAATGATCTTATGCCTTATGTCAAATCTTAATCAAGCATTATCTCACCATTTTATCTTAATTATAACGTATATTACTATTATCGCGATAATAATGTTTAGGACCGACAATCTTATTTGTTGCCATTTCGTAAGCTTGTTTACCTCTTTCACTACCTCAACCGCGTAAGGTATAGAATCGACTTTAACGACGCTTACCGTGTCTATCCTGAATCGCTCACGCCACTTTATCGACTGAAGATAAACGGTGTCGTTCTGTGAGAACAACATCAACGTGTCGCGATTATATACGCTGTCAACTCGAAACCGTTCGCGAAACTCGATCTTCGTTTCGGTAATCGGGACAAGTATCTGTTTAGGCTTACATCCTGAAATTGATAACAGAATAATTATCAGAATTGAAATATTAAGTATTTTATTTCTTTTCATGATCTTTTTCTTTCGTGAAATACAGTTTTGCTTCTTCTTTACGACGTTTAACAAGACCAGGCAGCACTTTGCCTTTGCTGTACACCCAGCGATTAAATTGTCGTTCAATGTCTCTGTCGTTCGGATCAGCTTTTATTTTCTTTAAAAGCGTCGATGATCTGAAATTTCCTACTCCGACGTTGTAAACAAAACTCGCAAGCGCGTCAAATTGATTTTGATTTATGTTTAGATTATGACTGTTTATTTCATTCTCAACTGTTACCAAATCTTCGATCAACAATCTTTCGGCTTCTTCTTTCGTTATTACGTCGCCAAGCAACACGTCTTTCGTGTGTCCGTACCCGATTGTCGGTTTTCCTGAAGGACAAATGTAGGCAGCGAGCTTCAGTCCTTCATGCTTCTTTATCAGCTCTATTCCTTTTTTACTTGTTCTCATCGATTTGTTTATTTGTCGAATTTTGATTATCCTTCAACTCATCCAAATTCACATCGAAATGACGCTCCGTCTTGTCAATCATTATCTTTTGCAATAATTTCCAAAACATGCCTTCCTTCTCTCCACGACACGAACTTTCATTCTCGAGAATAGACCACGCCTGTTCAAAGCAAATTATTCCGGCAACAATGTATGACAAAGGTACGTCCATGTACACGAAAACCCAATGCTCAACCAAATACGCCAAAATTATAAGTATCAATCGTTTAGGAATAGTTGATCGTATAACTTTCGCGAAAGAAAAGCTTTTGAATTTAGCATTTTCTTTTTTAACCTTGTCGGGATATTGCTCGCTCGCCCTTTTGTTCAACTGATACGCTGTCCACGTGTCATATAAAATGAAAATTATCACTACGATCATCAGCGGGAATGTAGGTTTTAACTCTTTTATAAGAAACCCGATATATCCTCCGATCGCGATAAATAGTATCTTGAAATAGTTCAGTCCGTGATCCATCTTCGTGTCTGTTTTATGTGTCATTTAACGATGTAGCAATGTATCGATGTGCTCTTTTCTTCGTCATTTCTTTAAGTACTCCATAACGACGTCAACGAAAGTGCCGTTCTTGTCAGGATTACTCATGATAAGATCAGCGCAATCGTTTTCTGTGAAGATCTTCGTTTCGATGTTTGCAGGCTCTTTCAGCCACGCTTCCATCACGGGACGAAAAGCTTCGTTCCATTCGTCTTGCGCATCACCTTCCTGCCATCCTTCAGGCTTCGTTTGTTCGCTTATTTCTTGCCGAACACGTTCGTATTCGTCATACAATCCTTTCAACTTCACACGCAGCATTACGTACTTTACAAGCGCGTCTCGCGAAAGGCTTCCGTTCTTAATGTCGCGTATCAGCATGAATAGCGATACCGCTTCGTTACGCGTCATTGTACTTGCGCTTGTTGCTGCAGTTGAGGACTTTTCTTTCGAGTTAATTTTCTTTGTTGCCATAAAATAGTTGTTTTACTTGTTTGAAATATTTTTGTTCTGCTTGTCTCGCTTCTTTCTCCCACTCGCGTTCGTCGTGCGAAAGGTCGGAAGTATATTCTTTTCCGTTCCAATATGCTTTTGTATGTTCGTCATTAAACGATAATCGTTTGTCAATCATTTGCTTAACGTGCCACATCTCATGAATGAACATGCGTATAACAAAGTTAGTAATTTTATCTTCACGTAAGTACTTTTCGTTCACATAAATTATAAAACTGTTTATCGAAGTAACTACATACGAATTTTCGTCTAACTCCTTAACACGCAAAGGCATGATGAATATTTCGCTCTCGATATTAAAGATATGGGCTATTACATTCACTAACCGTTTAAAGTTAGGAATTGAGTAGCCCATATCGATGTTTGAAACTACGTTTTTCATTAATCAAGAGGTAAATCATCAGTTACTACCGCACTGCCTGTATATTGTTGACCAGTCGATGCAACTATCTTTCCGTACACAGTACTCCCGACACTTACGTAATTCTTTAACGTTGTAAGTGAAAAATCAAATTCTAAATGTTTTACAAATGTTTTTGTGCCAGGTGTCGTATTTTCAGGTATCGAAACATTGTTATCATACAAATTATAAACATTTTGGCTATAATCCGACGATGTTGACATTGTACCTGTAAAATTAATATACTGCTGAAATCTAAAATCGGCATACAAATCTGCTTCGACTTTAAACATTGTAATAGCTGGAGTTGCTGTTCTCTTAATAGCAGTAATTTCGAAATTCCTATATTCGAATGTATTTGTATAAGCACTTTCAGGTGTCGTGAATGAAAATATATGCTCATCTAAAGAAGTAGCAAACCACCTTCTTTCAGGTGACGACAAATGCGTAACTTTGATATAAAACGTTTCCCCCTCATCAAGAGAACCGTTAACGCTGTAATCTGGCGGATATAAAGCCTCTATTTCGAAAGAACCATACGGCTCTGTCACAATAAAATTATCGCTAATCAATGTTGCTGTTCCAGCACTAAAAGCGCCTTCGCTTCGTGCAAATTCGATTTTGAATGTATGCTCTATAGCTGGCGATGGTGTCGGCTTATTTTCCAACCCTGCCATACGCAAAATAGATACCTTAAATTCCATCGGGTCATAATACTCATCGCCCGTCATTATCAGCTCCTCAAAATGATATACGACCCAATCGTGGTCATAACCTCTGAAATAACCTAAATGATAACCAGGAATAACATTAGGGATAGGCGTAAATCCTGTAGCCGTAGGGCTCAATTTCGTTCTTTCTGCGACAGATTTGCCCCACACGGCTGCGAGATTTGCCGCACCTGGCGGATTAAACCCCCAAGCGTTTACTTTAGTACTTAAAAATAAAGTACCAACGTCGTTACTTGCCTCGCCGATAGCCTGCGCTACCATGCTTGTGCTTATTCCTGTTAACGGTAATGCTGCCATATTATTTTCCTTTCATTATTAAGATGTTGCGCCATAAGCAGTTACTTCGCCGACGGCAACTATGCTGCCATCCGATAATAACCTTTGCTTAATAGCTCCGTTATATTTGAATTGAATTTCTGTCCCTGTTTGCTCGACTGACCAGCCCCCGACAGCGAAAATCACTTTCGGGACTGTTACCGAAGTGGAGGCAGTGAGTGTTGTTACTCCTGTTAATGCCCCATCAACGTTATTAGAACCGTCGAAAGGACGACCCCACAATGTGCGTGCAGTTTGCAGTTTTGTAGCAGAAGCTACATTATCGGTTAAAAATGCAACAGTATTTCCATCTACGTTAATCCTATTATTTTCTGTTGTAAGTTGACTTTTTATACTGCCAAATACAGTACTTCCATCTATAAAATCAGAATAAGTAGTTATATTTGCATTTATATTATCTAAAGATATTTTTGCAATTTGAATATCGCCTACAGTTCCATAACCAATATCAAATAATTCTACATATATATTATAGCTATCTCCTGTTAGCCTTATTCCAATTTGAGTGTAACCGTGTGTTCCTAAAACAGTTATTTGCCCGTGATTACTATGCCCAAATGTTATTAAAAACGTATTTCCTACTACAACGTTGGCCCTTGTATATTGTACAGTAAGCATAAACGAACCAAAAAGGTTTATTGGTGTTGCATATAAAATCCTTGACCAAACTCCTTTTTTGATTGTTGCATTATAAGTCTGTCTAAAGAAAGAAGAGTGATTGCCATCCAACAAATCTGCATTCAAATTGCCAACTAAATTTGTATTAGCCATCGTTCCGCCTGTCAGCGGTAAATAACTATGAGTATGACTACTTATATTTCCTGTTAAAACAGCTTCAACTTGTGCTTTAGTTGAAATATAATTCTGAGCTTTAACAAATGCAGTTGTAGCTATTTGATTACTATTATTATCAATTGCTGCTGTAGGTGCTAATGGAATACCTGTGAATGAAGGTGAAGCAATATTAGCTTTTAAGTCAATAGCTGCCTGCACGTCTTCGGGAGTAATATTAAAATCGGTTGCTTTATTACCAAGTTCCAATTGTACATTTCTAACCCAAATAGTTGCAGCTGACCCATCTATACTCCCGTTATGGTCTATTCTTAATTTTATGTCATTTAAACCTTCAAAATTCGGAGTTGTAGTAAATGTCCAAACCACCTTATGCCAATCAACCCCTTTAGAAAATTCAAACCGAAGAAGTGCTCCGTTTGTAAGATAACCATCTGAAAGAATAAATAAATCTCGGCTATTGATAGTTGCGTCTTCTTTTGTTTCAAAAGATAATGTATAAGTAGTATTACCTTTTAAACTAAAATATCTGCTATAAATATAACCAGTTTCGGTAGTTGAAGCTCTTGTTAATGAAAATTCTGTACCGTTTTTTGTGTCAGCTATCCAGCCATTTCCATTAGATGCTCCGACGAGTAAATTTCTTCCACCTATCTGAATGTTATCAATAGCGCTTGTTATGTTATTGTCAACTTGAAGCTTTGTGTAAGCATCGGTAATACCATAACCAGCAAGCGTCGTAGGTTTGCTTGTGAGCGAAGCAAACGTATGTGTATGTGAAGCAAGCGCATACGAATTTGTATCAAGCTCCCAGCTGTTTACGCCAATCTTCTTAAGAAAACCGTTTGCTCCTGTTAATCCTGCTATCGACGTCAAATCTGCATCGAGTGGTTGATAGCTTCCGCTACCTCCTGCTTCGAGCAACGATAACCTCGTATTTAAATCGTTTCCCAATAGCGCAGATAATACCCATCCAGCTTTGTCTGAAGTGTAATCTGCCCAAGCATCGAGCCTGTTATAGCTTACGCTTCCGCCTCCTGTACCAGCTCCGTAAGCAGAAACTTCACCTGTCGCATAGAAGTTAACTGCAGTAGTGCCGTCAGAACCGACGACGTACACTGCGTTTTTCGCAGCGTCGTACATCAATTTTGCCGAAGCCGAAGCGCTTCCAATTTGCACTGAAGTAATGCCTGTCAAATCTTGCCATGCGCTTTGTCTATTCAAAGGTATAGCCGTCGTGCCTACGTATAACGTCGAATTGCCGAGTACAGATGATGGTATAGTTCCTGTTAAATTTCCTGCGCTTAACGAAGTAACGTTTAGCACAACATTTGAAGTGCCGTCAAAATTAACTGCCGCTGCCGTTGCAGCACCCGTAATCGAGAATGCCCTTGCGGTTTGCAGCTTAGTTGCAGATACCGCATTCCCCGATAACGGTAAGTAAAGCGTGTCGGCATACGCCTTAACACGGGCATTTGTGAAATACAAATTCCCGCTCTCGGGGACAACACTTGTATTCAATGTTTGCCAGGTCTTGTCGCCTCGCCAATATTGTGAAGCATTCCCTGCAACGATGGCATTCTCCTTGCCTGCAATCATATTTGTTACCGTCGTAGCGAAGTTCGGGTCGTCGCCTAATGCAGCTGCAAGTTCGTTTAACGTGTCAAGTGTACTCGGTGCTGACGAAACTAAACTCGCTATTGCAGTATCGACGTATGTCTTTTTAGCGTAATCTGACAGGTCAGGTACAATAGCCGATTGCTGTAAGTTAACCCAATGCGTGCCGTTATAAACAAGCATGTTTCCAACTTCAAGCGAAGCCAAATCGACATCTACCAATTCGCTCAACGCAGAAGCGCCAATACCGCCTCCGCTCTCTCCAAGTCCGTATGCCGACACTTCGCCTGTCGCATATAAATCAGCATCTACCTGCAATTTGTCTTCGACGATGCTCAATTTCGAAAGCACATCAATATTTGCTTGCGTTAATTGGTCGATGACGTCCTTATTTTCGTGCGTATGTGTCGTTCCTCCGGAACTTCCTGAAATTCCTGAAGTTGAAATACTGCCAACACTT